AAGATTATTTTAACTAAATCTAAAGAAAGGTAGAGAGAATGAAAATAGTTAAAATCAAAAAGGGAGAAAGTCGAAGAGATTATTTATTGAGAGTTATGTTGGCTTTTTTGACTACTATGAACGAAAGTTCAGAGGTTTTGGGATTAGAAACACAAGTCAAATACGATGGAGCTGTTTGCGATATGAGTGCTTTGATTGATGATATAGAAATTGAATTAGAATCTAACTTAGAGAGGAGAGAGAAATGAAAGGTTTGAATGTATAATTTTAATCTTATAAAGGGCAGAGAAAGGGTTAGTAAAATTACAGATAGAGTATGTCAACGATGCTATCAATCCCTTCCCGAAAACTATAAATTTACCTATTGTGCATATTGTCGTTTAGTAAAAAGAAAACAATATAAAAGATTTTATGATAAGGAAAAAAGATTAACTAAATCTAACCCCCAATAAATATATTTTGTAGCGGAGTGGCTGAAAACCTAACAGCAACCGAGAAAGGCAACTCTGCTCGAGTGGTAGCCTTATCCAAAGAGCAAGTGCGAGGTGCGCACATCAAACCCATTGCAAGGGAATGGCAATTCCTCGCCTCCGCTACTAAGTATATTTTAAAAGAATAAATAAAGGAGTAAAAGATGAAAATTGAAAAGTTAGAAATTCCACAAATTATTTGTGCTGAACCAAACCATATTGATGAGCTGTGGAGTTTGGTTTTAAATAATATGGCTAAAATCAACGAACTTATCGATGCCCACAACGAGTACGAGGAAGAACATAAAGTTTATGGATATCGAGATGAAAGTGGTGTTGTTGTAGTTCCTGCCAAGCCCCCCAAGAAAGAGTGTCAGCACAATAAATCTAAAACAATAGGGCAAAAAATAATTACTGATTGGAAATGTAAAGTATGTGGGAAAAAATGGCAAGAAGTATCTATAAATGAAAACCATTTGCCCCCCAAGAAGAGGTGGAAGCCGAAATTACAGATACTTCATGATGATGGGCATGATTATGTAAATAAAAGAGAATATTGGTATATTGCTTTTGAGGATATTTTTTACACTGAAAAACAAGCCCAAACAATGAGAGATAAAATAACTAAACTATTGAAAGATAAAAAATGAACCACAAAGTATCTAAATTCATCCGGAGTATCTTCCGTGATAGGATAAAATATAGGTTAGCCAAAAAACTATATAAAATTGATTTAAACTTCCGCAATTTAGTTAGACAAAAAGATGTAAATAAACTATTATTAATAGAGAACAATATAATAAAGGAGAAAAATGATTAAACCATTGGCCGGATATGTTTTAGTTCAAGACGAAGAGCCACGAAAGATTGGCGCTATGGATATTACACCAGACGAAGGAGAGAAAGACAAGAATGTTATTGGATTAGTAGTCGAGTGCGGAAAAAATACTGATTCAAAGAAGTGTCCTGTTAAAAAAGGTGATAAGGTCGTGTATAAGAAATATACTAGTAATGAAGTAGAAGTTGGTGAAGTTTATAGGATAATTGAGTTTGATAATCTTATTGCGCTTATTAAATAATCATAGTACAATTAAATAAAGAAAGGAGCATTAAAAATGCCAAATAATTCAAAAGAACTCAAATTTGATTTGAAAGCGAAAGCTAAGCTATTGAAAGGAATCAACGTGGTAGCCAATACCGTTGGTTCTACTTTAGGTCCCAAGGCAAATAACGTGGCCATTGAGAGGCCATGGGGGCCACCAATGGTGCTACATGATGGTGTGGGAGTAGCGCGAGAGATTGAACTAGAGGATCGATTTGAAAACGTAGGAGCTCAACTCATCAAGGAAGCCGCCGGCAAGACTAATGATATGGCCGGTGATGGTACTACAACCGCGACAATTTTAACTAAGAGTATTGTTACTGAGGCACTTCAGAACATTGCCGCCGGGGCTAACCCAATGATTATTAAAAAGGGTATTGAAAAGGCCCGGGATGCAATTGTCAAAGAACTCGGAAAAATGGCTAAGGAAGTTAAGTCTGATGAAGAAATAAGACAGATAGCTGAGGTTAGCGCCCAAAATCCAGAGATTGGTAATCTGATTTACAAAGCCCATAAAAAGCTAGGACATGATTGCGCCATTACTACCGAAGAGGGTGGCACAGAGATGACCCTCGAATATAAAGAAGGGATGGAATTTAACAAGGGATGGGTGGCATTTCCTTTCATTACAAATATCAAGAATATGGAATCCATTGTAAAGAACCCTATTATTCTTATTTCCGATTTCAAGATAGATACTATGCCTGAGTTCCTAAGATTTCTGGACAATTGGGACAAGATGCCCGCAGACCAAAAGTCAGGAAGTAACTTAGTGATTATATGTGACGAGGCAACAGGAAATCCACTACGTACTTTAATCACTAACAAAGTACAAGGAAACATTAAAGTTAACGTAATTACCGCCCCCGGACATGGAGACGAACGCAAAGAGTTGTTAGAGGATATAGCTGTAATAACTGGTGGCAAGGTTATGTCTGTTGAGGCTGGTGACAAGATAGACAAGATAGAACCTGAAGCATGGGGACGTGCTGGCAGTGTTATATCAACTAAAGATAGTACCATGATAGTGGATGGACGAGGGAGAGAAAAGGCCGTCAAGTTTAGAGTCACACAACTAAAAGACCAGTTGAAGAAGTCTGACTCCGAGATCGCAAAGGAAAGATTGAAAGAGAGAATTGCTAAGCTAACTACTGGTATTGCTGTTATTGAAGTAGGAGCCAACTCCGAGGCTGAAATGAAAGAGAAGAAAGAAAGATGTATTGATGCTATCAACGCTACTCAGGCCGCGATTGAAGAAGGTATAGTGCCTGGGGGAGAAGTAGCATTATTAAATGCCGCTGATAGAGCAAAAAGACCAGAATTATATGATGATGAGTTGGTTGGTTATAATTTAGTGATTAAAGCCATCCATGAACCATTCAGGGTGCTGATGGAGAATTCGGGACACGATTCTGGACAGATGTTGGAAAGATTAGAAAATTGTGAACAAGATTTGAAGATCATCCCAAATGCTGGTATTGATGTAATGGATGGCCAAATTAAAGATATGATGGAAGCTGGCATTGTTGATCCTGTTAAAGTAACACGCTCAGCCCTACAGAATGCCGTATCATCAGCGATCATGATCTTTACTACAAATACTATAATAACTACGATACCTCAGGAGAACCCACCACAACCTGGGGCGCCTCAAGGAATGATGTGACCGCAATGCCAATAGATGATGAGACAAAAAAAATACTTAGAGAAGGAGACAAACCTAGGACACCTAACCATATATTAAAATTGCCCTGTGGACACGGAAGTGTTGAGATAAAAGAAGCCCGGGATCAAGATGTTAGATGCCCTCAATGTCATGAAGTATTTTACCTATCATGGTCAATGACCAAAAAGGTGCTATATGCAAAGTGATATGCTTTACTACATAATAGGATCTGCTACAACACTAATAATATTATTAGTTGGTATAGTGGCCGGATATATTATAGGTAGTAATAGATTAGATAGATCGATTAGGAAGATACGTAACAGATTAAAAAGGCCTATTGATTCCGAACCACTTGAAGTAGGATCTGGGCCCGTAAAGATAAAAACTAAAATTCAACAGGCTACTGAGTCTGATGAAGAAATTAAAAGACAAAAGCAATTAATAGAATAGGAGACTTATGAGTTTAAAAAATGATATGGAAGAAGATCTAAAGAAGCAACTCAAAAATAACCTGCTACAGCAGTATAGTTTTAGAGTGAATTTAGAAAAAATCAGACGTCAAAGGAAAAATGCTACTGGAGAAGAACTAATGGCTCTTGGACAGCTTATGAATCAGATGATAGGACGATACACCAAAGCTAAAAACACCGAAAGTGCTATAACAGAAACTCTCAAATTCCTACCTGACTATCAAGACAGAGAACCGGAGATGCCTCAATCAAGTAATTTAGAAGTCTAATGAGATGCGAGACTTGTGGGGAAAAGTCCAGTTACATAAAAGTATTATCAAATGGTGAGGAGCGATGCTCGAACTGCGGTGGATTTAGTGAAGCCGGAGGAATTGATACTACTGGTTTATTGACTCGTAATAGCCAAAGAGTAAGAGAAGACTCAGCTAAACATGAGTGCGACTTCATTCAACCCCACAAGTTCGACAAGAATACAAGAAAAATAGGAGTTAACCCTGACTTCGTAAAGGAATACCCGGATAAGGTGAAAGATTACTTCTCTGAAGAGGAGGTAGAGAAGGCCGGGTATCCAAAATTATCCAAAGCTATCAAAAAGCAAAAAATAGCAGATAAAAAACATAGGGAGGCACAATAAATAAAGAACTACATAACATTGATTTAGAATATTTAGTGGCCTTGAGGGAATTAAGTTGGCTTGGTGGTATTATTGATGGAGAGGGATCTATCGGCCTTAAACGATCTAGAGATAAAAGACCAAACAGACAATCGGTCGTATACTCCCCGTTAATACAAATTACCAATTGTGATAAGTTATTAATGAAAGAAGTTGCTGATATTTTAGATAAAAGAAAAATAAATAAATATTCATGGAAAAGAATCGAAACACGTAATAAAAAATGGAGAACATCTTATTGTATCGCTATCGGAGCTCAAAAAGAAGCATGGAAGTTTTTAATGATCATTATTCAATATTTGGTATCTAAGCGTAAGCTGGCTGGAATGTTATTGGAATATATTGGTTACAGACTTAGGAAACAGCAAATTTATGGTAAGTATCATACTATATATAACGAAAAAGATGTCGCAAAAACTATGGGTATTAAGGAAGTCCCGGTAGTTTATGTTGATATCCCGGACATTGATAAAGAAAAGGAGTTAAACTTACGTCTTAATAAGAACTTGGGTGAATGGGACTGGGACGAATTAGCCAACTTTGATAAAAGCCTCTTAGAGGAGGTAGGCTTTTCAAGTGAAGAGCTAGACAAGTTCATTAAGGTGGATGAGGACGAGTTTGATGCCGAGGAAGAGTACGGAAAGATTGTTACACCGACCACCAAGTTGCACGACGTGTTTACCCTTGGCAATCACAGGCTATCTTGTGGTGATGCTACGAAGGATGGGGATGTCGCAACTCTTATGGATGGTAAGAAGGGTAGGCTTATTTTTTGCGATCCACCATACAACGTGGATTATAAATCACCGGGAGGATTAGACTATGCAAGCACCAAGTTTGGTGGCACCGGTGGTAAGATATTTAATGATGATAAAAGTGATGAAGAGTGCATAACATTCTATACTAAAGCATTAAAGAATCTATATAATCATAGCACATCGGATGTAACTATCTATTGGTGGTTCGCTAACAAGAATAACTGGATCAACCGGGAGGCCTTCAAATTGGCCAAATGGAAGATGTCTCAAATTATAATATGGCTCAAGAACTCAATGGTATTTAGCCGTGGACAAGACTATCACCGTATGTATGAGCCTTGCATGGTAGGTTGGAAAGAAAAGAAATCACACTATAAGAATAAAGGCATCGGTACATATAAAGACGTATTCCATCTAGAGTATGAAGACTTTAGTGAACTAATGGACGTATGGTATGAGAAGAGAGACGTAACCTCAAAATATTTACATCCAACGCAGAAGCCCGTCAGATTAGCTGAACGTGGTATAAGAAAGAATAGCCAAGAGGGAGATATAATACTAGATGTATTCGCTGGTTCCGGATCAACCCTCATGGCATGCGAACAAATGGATAGAATAGGATATCTGATGGAATTAGACCCCAAATATTGTGATGTTATCATTAAACGTTGGGAGAAGTTTACAGGAGATAAGGCTAAAAAGATATGAAATACGACAAATACGGCACTATAAGGAAAAGAATTCAAAAAGACCGTGAAAACTTCTTAGATGAATTTAGAAACTGTCACGGTATTGTTGCTATTGCCGCTAGAGCTATAAGTAGAAATAGAGACTGGGTATATAAACAACGAGCTAAATCTAAAAGATTTGTAGAAAAAATGGATGAAATACGAAGAATCCATACTCAAATAGGCGAAGATAAATTAATGCAAGCTGTTGCTGATGGCCACGTTGGTGCGATCATGTTTTTATTAGGATCGCGTCATCCTGATTATAAACCCCAACTCAAACATAGCGGTGAAGTCGAAACAAGAGGTAGTATAGTTATTCATAAGCCAGAGAAGAATAAAGAATGATCAAGCATTGGTACCCCCACCCGGGACCTCAAACCGAGGTTCTAAAACGTATGGAGTTCGAGATATTATATGGCGGGGCCAGGGGTGGAGGTAAGACTGCCGCCGGCATCGTCTGGCTTACTGACTACATAAATAATCCTAATTACAGAGCACTCGTTATTAGAAAGAACGCTGACGACTTGTCTGACTGGATTGATCGGGCCGGTCGCATGTATTCAGGGTTAGGTGCTAAAATAGCTTACAGACCAGCAGTTATCACATTTCCTTCAGGTGCTATTATTCGCACCGGACACCTTAAAGATGATCAAGCATACACCAAATATCAGGGACATGAATATCAAAGGATGTTAATTGAAGAGTTAACACAGATACCGACCGAGAGACGTTACATGGAATTGCGTGCTTCATGTAGGTCAACTATCCCAGAGTTAAGACCTCAGTTATTTGCCACCACTAATCCGGGCGGTAAAGGTCATGGCTGGGTAAAGAGAAGGTTTATTGATACTGCTAGTATGCAGTATTATTTGTATATAGATATTGATGGTAAAAAGAAACAAGGACTAATAAGCGAACCATATAAAGATAAAAGGGGGCTTACGCGGATATTCGTACCAGCTAAGGTTGATGATAACCCTACATTAATTAAAGAAGACCCGGGATATGTTAAGCAATTAGATGAACTTAAAGATACTGATATTCAGCTATGGAAGGCCTGGAGGAAGGGTTCATGGGATGTCTTTCTTGGTCAGGTGTTTACTGAGTGGGATAGAGAGAAGCATGTAGTTGATAGATTTCCTTATAACCTAGATGAGTGTCACAGGATAATAGGTTTTGACTGGGGATATGCCGCGCCCGGTTGTGCCATATGGTTAGCAGTAGCACCTGAAGATCAATTTGGTATAACTCATGTTTATGCTTATAGAGAGATATATCAAAATAGAAAGACACCGGAGGATTGGGCCCGGCAACTAGCCATTTACACATCATTTGAAGACACCGACATGATAGTGTTGCCACATGATTGCTTTAATGAAGAGAAGGGGAATAAAAGTATTGCTACGATATTTGAAAAGTATTTAAAGACCGATATAGTTAAAGGTAAAACTCTTAGTAGGGGTGCTAGAATAAACCGGGTTGCAGTAACTCATCAATTCTTATCAGATGCTCCTGATGCCCGGCCCTATTTACTTTTTAAAGACAATTGCTATAATCTAAATAGAACATTACCCGAACTAGTCCACGACGAAAACAACCCCGAAGATGTAGATACTGATGGAGAGGATCACCCATGGGATGCATTATCTATAGGGCTCGTAACTATTCAAGAGAGATACAAACTTTCATCCGGGCCCGTTAAGAGGCCTACACCACTCAAAGAAGATGAAGCCCTCGTACAAGATGATAAAGGTAATATAGAAAGCCCTGACTTTTGGAAAGCGATGAAGAACCCTAAACGTAAAAGTCCTGAAATTGAACTAGGAGATAAATGATAGTAGCCAAGATTGATAGGAGTGAACAACCAAGAATCAGCGTATGGCTTAGTGAGAAGGAAGATAAAATACTAAAGAAGTTCCACTGCTCTGTATGTGGTAAAATAGTATTTGAATACTATAGTCCAATTAGAATGATAATTCCCGGTAAGCATATTAAAAAGACACCAAAAGTGGTACGATGTAATGGAATGATGACTATTGATAAACTCACGAATCAAGTTGTCCACCCAGATTCACGCAGGTTTCATGAGCAACGACATCGTTTTTATGTGACTAGATGTATGACAAAATATTGGATATCATAAAAAAGGAGTATCATGGCAGATGAAATGTCAACGGAGGAAAATAAGAAGGTAGAAACACCAGTTATTACCGATCCCTCACTCACTTTAAATATTGAAGATAAAGACCTAGTAAGGATTATGGACAAGAGGATCAATGGTTGCGAGACTTTCTATGAGGGCACATTAAAACTAAGTAAGCGACGCGAGAGGAATGAGAAGTTTTATCTTGGAGAACAGCTTGATGATAAAAATATAGACGAATATAAGAAACCACTTTATCAAGATAATGTTATTTGGCAGGACTTAGAGACACGTATTAGTATTGCTTCTGGTAGGATGCCGGATATTATAGTGACACCACCTGACCCGTCAGAGGCAGGCAAAGAAATGGCTGTCAATCATCAAAAAGCTCTCGACATTAAAATCAACAATGAAAAGACCGCTCGGCTTATCAAGGATGGTCTAAGACAACAACATATTTATTTAATGGCAGCTGTTAAGTTTAGATGGGACCCAGATAAAGGAGAGAATGGCGACTTTACTTTTGAATTAGTAGATCCCAAGCAAGTTGGCATGGATTACACAGCTAAGATACCACATGATGGATTCACCGCCGATAACATGGAGATTATATATGAATGGATAGAAGAACCATTGTCTAAGATTATTAAAAAGTTTCCAGATAAAAAAAAGGAATTATTAAAACTACTCAGTATAGCAGATGAAACATCCGATAGGTTGATGGCTAATGTTAGGTACTTAGAGATGTGGTTTACATGGCATGATAAAGACGGTACTCAGATAGAAGGCGTGGCTTGGAAGTATAAGAAATTATTACTTGGTAAAATGAAAGACCCCAACTGGGACTGGGAAGGTTATCAGAAAGTTAAACTTAATGATGAAGATGAACCTGAGATTGAAGATGTTTATCATAACTTCTTTCCATTTCCACGTAAACCCTATATATTCTTGACTCATCAGAATTTAGGTAAATCACCCATTGACGACACAACACCACTAGAGCAATCTATTCCACTTCAAAAAATCATTAATAAACGCGGTAGACAGATTACTGAGATATCTGATAGAGCAATACCTAAGGTGGCCTTTGCCGGTAAATATATAACTAAGGAAGCATCTGCTCAAGTAACCCATGATCCAGATGAACACATATGGTTAGAGGGCGTCGAAGATATAAAACAGGCCATTACGACCATTCCCGCCACACCCCCCAATCCCATTTTGTTTGAGGATAAGATTGAGGCACGTGGACAGATTGATAGTAAGTTCTCAACTCACAGCGTTACGCGCGGAGAGACTATGCCTCAAGAGTCCGGCATATCAAAACAGATCACACGTGAAGGAGATTTAACTGTATCCGATGATATAGTCAGTATAGTAATTGAACGTGTTATATATGAGATGGCCAACTGGGCTACTCAGATGATGATGGTCAACTACGAGAAGGAACACCTTGTAAGACACATGGGACCGGATGGCGAGGCTGTATTCCTTGAACTATCACGCGATAAGATCAGCGACGGTATATCAGTTAATGTCCGGGCCAACACCGTTGATAAGCCCACACGACGC